ATTACTTATAGGTAGTCAGCCAACTGCCTGTAAGTAAATCTCCCGCTACCTATAGGTAAACGTCCTATTGTCTATAGGTAGTTTCAAGTAATTTAGTAGCCATAAATCTCAAAGCAAAATATACGAATAATGAAAGCAATCTACATGAGCGACCTCGCTCAAGCCTACTTCCCGCGAAGTACCCCTCGCAGTGCCAGTATTCAGTTACACCGATGGATAGAACTGAATACAGAGTTGAAATCGGAACTCGAAACCCTGCACTTCAAGCCCCGACAACGGGCGCTCACCCCCATACAACACGAAACTATACTTCGACATTTGGGAGAACCGGGAGAGTAAAGAAGATGAAGCGGAATAGAAATATTCCGCTTTTTTTTGTCATATCAAAATAAATCTGCACTTTTGCATTGCCCCTCAAATTTAGTGATAAAAATACTGAAAAACAGGACATGAATCCCTTTTCAAAACGTAATCCGTAAAATCGGGTTGAGGTTACACTAAATACCTTTGGGCACGTTTTGATAAGGGATTCGCCATATATTTAGAATGGAATATTTGGATTTTACTTCTTTAGTAGCAGACATCAAAAATTTAAATGAACAACAGAACTACTGGATGGTGCGCACTATGGGCGGTGCATATTACAGAGAATTTGTGAAAGGAAATTATATTGCTGTTGGATATAATGATATTACACTTGCCGATTTGCACCATTTACCCCAAACTGATAATTCGGCTAAAGAAGCATTAAAAGTAATGTTTAATAATAGATATCCTGATATTCGAAATTCGGGTTATCCTGTTGCTCAAATATTACGATTTACGCGTGAAATTAAAGAGGGAGACGTTGTTATAATTCCCTCCAACGGAGCTTGCCATGTGGCTATAGGCATTATTACAGGGCAAATGTATGAAGAAGTACATCCACTTTTAGATGAAGAACATCATTGTGACTTCAAGAAAAGATGGCATGTAAATTGGAAACATGCTTGTCGCAGAGAGAGTTTGCCTCCAACTTTGCAATTAATGTTTAATTCCAGACATATCTTATCTGATGTAAAAGGGTATGCTCCTTATATAGATAGTGTTATACACGATTGTTATGTTAAAGAGGATATAATGCATTTAGTTCTAAGAATCAGAACTAGAAATGAAGTATCATTGGACGATTTTTGTGATTTGAAAGCAATATCATTGTTGATTGATGATTTTTGTCAAAAGCATCAAATGGAATGTGATGGCACATTAACAATGAAGATACAAATGGAATCACCAGGATGGCTGCGATTATCAACTAAAACTATCGGATTGCTATTCCTATTTGGCTTAATAACGGTTGCAATAACTGGAGGCGGTCTTCGGTATAAAAAAGGCGAAGGATTTGAATTATATACAAATGGAGTTGGTGGAGCTATCAATGATTATTTGGATAGAGAAGCTGACCGCGAATTAGTCAGAGCAGCAGCCAGAGCAATGGATTCATTGAAAATAAAATCTCCTGAAGATATGCAACCAATAATAGAAATTCTGAATGCTAAAAACGAAGGTAGACGCGATTATTAGTTATGCAGGGAAATAATAAAAAGGAATAAGCAAAAGGGCTACAATAATACCGATTATAACAATTCTATAATCGGTGTTTTTTTTGCAGGTCCAACTCCATGTAATGCAGCATACCACTCCTTGTAATAGCAACATTATACCAGTGCTGATTACAACAAAAGTACCCATAAAAGCTAATATATTTCTAAGCAAGTCAAACATGGTTTATTAGAATTTCACACCGCAAATATATTGATTAGATAATACAGAACTGCTATTTTTAACATAAAATAGATGTAGCGATATAATTTTTCTGCTTTCTTTTTGCTATTCCAAAAACTTTCCTCATATTTGCATTGCTGTACATTTTGACAAGGCGACGATGTTCGCCAACTTTGCCGTTGGCCTTTTTTGTGCCTATCGGTTATCATATAGTTCCGACCCCCGTGTGGAGTGCTTAATGGCCTCCCGGCCTTGTCAAGGTGTACAGCAGCGGGAAAGCGGAACTTTTTTTCTATTCCATATATGCTTTGGATACATAATCAGAAACTCCCTTTCCCGTCTTTCAAGATTTAACACATAAGTGTATAATCGACATATTGTTTCATTTTAAACTGCTGTAAGAAAATGAAAAATCAAAATCGACGCGCCCGCGGACGCTATGTATCCGCCGAGAAGGTCCAGCAAATGTTTGCTAACCTTGGTATTGAACTCTGTTCAGGTCGCAAGCGCATTCGCGCTACCCGTAGTGAAAAATCTATTATTATCTATGCCAATGGTGGCACGGTGAATATCTCCTTTAATGAGGAAGGAGGTCCAAAATGAGTAAAGACCCCAAATTCTCCATTATGAAATATGACTGGACGGATAATAACGGAGCATCAGAATGTATGTATGAGGTTGCTAAAATAGATACAGCCTTATTCATAGATGACCTTGAATTGGACGAACTGAAACTACTACGTGACTTCTTGACTGATTACATCACTGGAGAAGAGAAAGGAGGTCCCCAATGAATCCCAATATAAAAATGAATAAGGAACTGACTATTGAAGAATGGTCAATGGTTGCCCGGGCTGTTATGAGTTTAATTGTAACTTCCAACCTTTCCGAAATCCCCAATAATGATATGCAGCTTGTAAAATGGCTGACTGCATTTTGTTCCGATATTAATAAGGAAATCATAGAACTTTCTTTTCACCAATAATTCTCCAAATCCCCGTTACAGACTTTTGTAGCGGGGATTTGTCCTTCATTGTTCCTCTCTTATCATTTACTTTTGCCTGCATAATTAATGCAGTCCATGAAAAAGGAAACATCACCCACCCAGGAAAATGAGGCGGACACTTCGCCGCTTAGTCCGCAAGAAGCGGCACATGCCATAATGGAAGGACTCATCAAGAAAGCTGCCAGTGGTGATCTTGATGCCATTGTCCTGTTAAAAGAAACCATGCAAGAAGCAAAGTTAGAGAAACTTAGAAAAGAACTGTTCGGCGTATGACTCAACTCGACACCCTTGATAAGATACATCCGGACCTAATATCCGCTTTCCTCACTACCGGAAAGTGTGACGGAATTGCGCCCGATGTACAAATCTTTTTGAAGCAGCTTCAATGGGCTGCCGAAATCTATGAGTACGAACGTAACATAACTCGTGCAGCCAAGCAACTACGCCAACGCATCAATGCACAACAGCAGATAAACATTGATGAACGTACTTGCAAAGCCCGCATCTATGCTGCAATAAACTATTTCAGCATTGATAACAATGTATCTATCAAAGTATGGGAGTCCAACTATGCCGACAAGTACGAAGACTTAGCCAAGCTTTGTGCTGCAGCTGAAGACTATAAAACAATGGGCAAATGTTACTCCGCCGCCCTGGAGTGTCGTCGTCGTGCTTCCGAAATAGCTGAAGCTGATCGTGACTTGGGTATTGTTTTTCTTATCTCTCCAGAACTCAGTTCTGAAGACCTTGGATACAGCAAGGCCTCATTAAAAGAAATTGCAGCCAAGCATAACAAAGGTTTTTATCTCAATCTCATTGACAGCCTTCCTATTAAAAAAGTAGAGAAAAAACGTCTCCTTCGTGATGCTGATATCCAGGAGGCAGAATACGAAGAACTAAATGAGGAATAATATGGGAATAGAACTGTATAGCCAATCTTCAAGCTCTCTCTCATCTCCAGAGACAACCTTCGATGCGACTACGAGCTTCGAATCCTACTACATGAACCAGATGCAAATTTTGGCTAATGTAATCGATCCGAATAATCTATATGCTGAAGTTGCACGCGCCGGTGGCAAGACTGAAGGTATTACCGGTCCCCGCATTATTCGTGTGGCCAATGATATGCCCGGTGAACTTTCCTTCCTGGTACATAAGACCTACGTCGCTCTCATGACTAATGTTTGGCCCAACCTTCAGGCATACTTCTCCAAAGAAGTTACCGTTGGCGGAAAGGTACGCCCCATGCTTGAATACGGCATCGATTATGTAGTCGGTGAAGCCAAACTCCCTTCACACTTCCGCCGTCCCCGATATCCGATATCGTACCCCAAGCACAGCGTTGTTTTCCGTGATGGCCACCACATCCAATTAGTAAGTTCCGATCAACCGGAATCAGTCGCAGGCCGATCGGCTGTTCATGCAATCATCGAAGAAATGAAGCACAACAAGGGTGAAAAACTGAAAACCCGCTTGTTCCCTTCACTTCGTGGATCCAGTGCTGAAATCCGCCGCTCAACATATTACCAAGGTATCACCGGTGTATCTGATACCGCTCGTGTTGACTTGGGGGAGGACGATTGGTTTGAAGAATATGAGAAACACATGGACCATAAACTGCTTGAAGAAATAGCTACTGTTGCTCTTCATGTAAATGCCGCTATCTATCAGAAATACAGATTAATAAATTCACAGCGTGAGACAACCAATCCTGTTACTCTTGAGCACATCCGTCTCGAAATCATAAAGCAAGACCGCATCATTGCACTTTGGAAACCACGCCTGGCCGACATGCGTCGAAATGCAACTCTTTACATTCGCGCCAGTTCTTTCTGTAACAAGGATATTTTGGGTCCTAAATTCTTCAAAACCCAGCTCGAAACCCTCGATATGGATGAGTTCCTTACTTCTATTTGTGCCATTCGTCACAAAGAAGTAATTAACAAGTTCTTTGCTAATTACAACAAGGAAAAACATCAGTTTGCCGATAGCTATATTTACGAGTCCATCCTGAAACTTGACCTCCGGGAACACTTCATCCTCACGGCTCGTTACCTAAAGTATTACAGTAAGCACGATGAGCTTCTCGTTGGCTATGATCCCGGCCACTTTTCTTCCTTGACTGTTGCCCAGGAAAAAAACTATGGTCGCCAGCTCCGGATCCTAAAAGAGTTCTATTGCTGTTATCCAGATGAACAACCGGAACTCGCCCGCCAGTTCTATGAGTTCTTTGGTCCGGACTCCATAAACAAACGCATTATTCTATATCCCGACCGTGCCGGTAACAAACGTCGTGAAGAACTGGAGCAAATCACCACTGACAGCCGGGCACTAAAGCGTGAGCTTGAAAGTTATGGCTTCGAGGTTGAACTAATGAACGAGGGCCAGTCTACAATTTACTATTGGCAACAATTCAAACTGTTGCTACTTATTTTTGGTGGCCGCAGTAATGCCCTGCCGGAAATCTTGATAGATGAAAACGAGTGCAAAAACCTTTGCAGCTCTATCATGTTGTCACCACTGAAGAAAACAGAGGGCCGCATAGAGCTTGATAAATCATCAGAAAAGAAAGTACCGTTAAAGAACCAGGCCGGACTAACAACACAGCTCCCCAGCTCCTTAATTTACCTTCTTTTTGGCCGCTATGGAAACAAAGTGCAAAGCGAATTATCATCAATGCCGGATAATTTACCCGATAACTTTGCTATATAGTAGTTCTTTTTCACTCTAAAAATGTATCAGTAAAAGTATAATAATGGGACTGTTTGACATCCGAATAATATCTAATACTTTGGGAAATAGCCCTTTGCTTTTGAAAACTTAAAACGTATTTTTCTTGCAAGGCGCATACCTGCACGCACCGCTGAGTTTTCACTTTGCCGCTCACCCCCTCCCGAAAATTCCGAAAATATGACAAACCCCGGGTGCGTCCTTTTGGCGCACCCCGAAACCCACTACTTTCGGGCATGGAAATGACGATGACAGGTATTCAGGCGATGCAATGGGCTAAAGAGATCTCGAAGCTCCCTAATGGATGCTTCACCATTGCCTTCTTCCCATGCTCAAGGCATAGAGGGGAGGCAATACCTAATCTAACGGTTAAGGAAGGATGCAAATGGCGCACCCAACTTCCGGAAGAACGGTTCAGCATTGATAGTGATAACTTCTTCCTCTTCAGTGATGCAGATGGTGAGCCAAAGATGTGCTATCGCATACTAATCCGGTATATGGGCTTTCCACAAGATGGTTTCAAACTTCATAAAATAGATTGGCTATGAATAAAAGCAACCTTAAAATGGTAGGCAACTATGGTTGCTATCTTGACGACGATAATGTGATATCGTTTCAAATCGGTGATACACCGCTCTCGTCAGTGCTGGATCCTGATCCTATGTTTCCGGTACTTAATAATAGTAACTTTCCGGATATACAATGGCAGAGTATCCAGGGATTTCAAGTCTGCAGTCGTGGCTTCAACAATCTGAAGTGCGAAGAGATCGCCTCAGATATCAAGAAGAATCGACTACTTCCTCGCTTAATAACCAAGCAGGTTAATATGTTGTATGGGCATGGGCTTAGCGTGTACAAGCCTACGATTGTCGATGGCAAATTGCAGAAAGAATGGGTTGATTGCCCTACTGTCACCGATTGGCTTAATAGCTGGAAGGATCGTGGTCTCGAATCGGATCATAAAGAGGTTGCCAAATCTATCATTAAGAACTACTACTATTTCCGTGATTTCTTTGTAAAATGGCGATTTACAATAGGGAAGGGTAGAGGAGTACTCCCTGTTGCCGGTCTTGAAATAATGGAAAATAAGCATTGCCGGCTGGCGACAACAAAGAAGGATGTTGCCACCGATGTAGTCTATTATAAGGATTTCCGGCATATAGCGGTAGGGAGATGGGGCTACGGAACTTCAACTTTCCGTATCTATCCTAAATTCAATCCGTCAGAGGTCGGTAATTACAAGTTTGCGGCGATATCACACCATCGTGAAAAATCCGTTGATGAGTTCTACGGGGTGAATGAAACACATGCCGGAACGAAATCGTATATCAAAGGCTCCAATGATACCGCCGATTATATAAACTCGTTCCTCCGCAACTCTCTGGCCGCTAAAATTCATATAATTATCCCTAATGCCTGGCTTGAGTCGAAACGTATCCAAATCACCAAGCTCTGTGATGAGAATAAGCGACGCAGAAAAAACAATGAGGAACTTTTAAAATATAATGATATTGAGATTGGTACAGAATTCAAAGAATCGACGTTAATCAAATATTTGCAGTCGGAACTCCGCAAAATATCCCGCTATCTTTCCGGAGCGGATAACCAGGGAAAAGCCTATGCAACTATCAGCTTTAAAAACAGCCAAGGCGAGGAAGAACGTTGGAAAATAGAAACTGTCGATTTGAAATATAAAGAATATATCGACGCCCTGATATCCTACGATAAACGTGCCGATGAAGTCTTACTCTCCAGTGTGGGCCTTGATTCTTCAATTTCGAGCGTCAGCAAAGATGGAGTTATTTCCAAATCGGGTGCTGATGCATATTACAACTATCTGATCTACATTATGTCGCTCACCTCTGAAGACGAAATTTGTACAGAGCCATTTAACCAGGCTCTGCAGATAAACTTTCCCGATTTATACAGTCAGGGATATCGCCTTGGCTTCTATCGTGAAGTTCCGGCCCGCCAAGAAGAAGTATCACCCAAAGATAGACTTAATAAGCAACAGTCATGACAATATTACAAGAACTATTTCCTACCATCGCGGAGTTTCGCAAATACGCTCCGTATGCCGAAAGTAATATTACTTTCGATCAGCTCAACTCATCAGCAGTTTCAGCCAAAAAGATGATGATTATTATACTAACGAAAGATGTCTATTCTGAGATTGTGAAGGTTGATGGAGAGCTAAAGGAAGCCTTATGTATGGCTATGGCCAATTTGACAATGGCAAAGCAGCTCATATTCGATATCGTTTCTAAGCGTAAAAATGATGTCGATATCTACAAGCATGAGCAGGAAACCATGCGTCGCTCATTTATTGAAAACTACTTCAATGCGATGGATACAGTAATCCAGTTACTCGATACTGAAGATAAATTCCCTTCCTGGAAAGAAACCCGCTACAAGAAACTTCTTGATGGACTTAGAATTCAAAGTACCGAAGATTTCGATATGCTATACTCCATTGACCTCTCTTATCTCTTTTTCTTCCGGACAATACCTATTCAGAAAGAAGCTCTGGACGATGGCCTATCCGCCTACTTTGAACGAGCAGAAGGTAAAGAGGATGTATTGCGGATGCTTCATCGATGCCTGGCCAAACAAACCATTGCCATTGCACTCCGACGTTTTGATATCATTGAGTTTCCGCCTACGATCCGGAGCCTGTTCGATGATTCCAAAGCAAGTCGATCCGGAAAAGATGAGCAGGAACGCATGCTTGCTTTATCCGCTTCATTAATGGATGAAGTGAAACAGGAATTAGCCAATATCGACCTGATACTCACTTCGGATTCTTCCGGATCCGTTGATACTAACACTTCTTTTAACCGTCCTGATGACATAATATTAGTGATGCCATGCTAAATCCTACCATTGACTTTATGGCGAAAGGAGTTCAATATAGCATTCCTAATACCTGGGAAAGCCTTACTCCATATCTTTTCCGATCACTGATCCATGATATATCCTTGATGGCCCAAGGCAAACTCTCGATTGCTATGGTCCGCGTGAACTATGTCTGTCGTGTTATGGGGTGGCAACTCAAAAAAATAAAGGACTCTGATGGATTGGCTAACTTAACCTGGCTGGCCGAGCAAGTAACATTTCCATTCACAATTATCTATCCGGATAACGATGCTGCTCTTCAGGATCTCGATCCTGAAACACGAAAGTTATGTAAGCGCATTCCTCCACATCGCCTAACAGGCATCACCATTGCCAGATATCTGAGTAAGCAGCCTTATAACTATGCTGTTGACTCATGCTTTTGTAAACAGCAGATCCCGGCAATTCGCATCGATGACGACGAGCTGTATTCAGCCTATAATATAGATACCTCGTTCAACCGGCTCACTTGCTCTTTGACAGCTCTTCAGTTTATCGAGGCTCGCTCCCTAATCGGCGGATCACTGGATCAACTTCCACTTCTGGCCGCTATCCTTTACTATCCGGAGCAGTACTCTTCTGATGGAGCTCATGCCCTTGCACACAAGTTTGTAAATCTGCCGACGGATGAGTTGACGGCTATCGCCTTTAACTTTCAGGCATTCGTTAATTATCTATTTACCAAAACCGAATTCAAGTTACTTACAGAGGCTAAGAATACCAAAGAGTCTGCCATTTCTACCGGTGCTCTTGAGTCTCTGTATAACTTGAGTTCTGATGGTCTTGGCGACGTTTATACCGTCGAGCGAATGAATATTCTCCAATACTTGACCATTCTTCGTAAGAAACTCATTGATACCGTCCGAAGCCTTCACTCAGCTAAGATGGAAAAGATAGACATTGCGAATGAAACCGGCTTACCCATTTACATAATAAATGATATACTATGATTCTGAAATTATTAAAGTACTTCGCTCAATACCCTCAGAAAGAAGGGGTGATCTCTATGTTTAGCAATGGGGCAAGCCAGTTCCCACAGTACTCCGCTCTGCTTGAGTACGTGAAAGGACTTCCGGCACCGCTCATGCCAGCACTTGAGAATCTTGTTTTCGGTCAATCATACGATGATGTAAAAAGGCGTGTGAATGATATCACGGGTAATTATCTCTTCATTGATTTTGGAGAATTCTCCTCGTCCCGGGATTCCCGAAACTCCATTTTAGACCAACAGAAGCTGGCGGCTACTATCGCCATGAAGCTCACCGACTCAGCCGATATGATCGAAGTCGCCCTTGCCTCGGATATCACCTTATCCCTTCTTGCATCTCTCCGGAAGAAACTCATCCTGGACTCTCGTGCGGAAAATTGCCCTTGGCTGGATAAGATATCCGATAATCACGATATCGTTCCTTTTGTTTCTCCGGAGTTTAAATCCATAGGCTGGACACTCATGTTCAGTTCCTCAGCAGCTGATCTTTTCGAAGTGAAGATACCACAATAAATGTCCTTTATTCGTTGCTGAGAACACTATACTTTTGAAATAAAAAGAACGCTATGGAACTTTTTCTTAGATCAATTTTAGACCATTTGTGCCATATATTTTCCACTTTCTACGGTTGGTTAGTGGCCTTATTACTTCTTATCTTCAATTTTTTTGCACCTGCCTATTATCCTTTTCTTATAGTATTTATCCTCATCTTGGTAGATTTAGGTTGGGGAATTGCAGTTTCACTGAAAAAGGGAGATTTTGCTTACTCGGAAGCTGGGCGTGAAACCTGCATCAAAATTGCAATATACGGATGTTGTTTAGGTTCGGTCTATATGATTGAACACATGTTCCATCCAGGCATCACCATCACTTCTGTTGCTGCGGCTGTAGCCGGAGCCTGCGAAGTTTGGAGTTTTAGTGCGTCCATGCTTATCATATACCCAAAGATGCCTTTCTTACGTATATTCCGTGCGCAACTTCGTGGGGAAATGGAGAAAAAATTAGGACGGAGTATTAATACATTTTTAAAATAAAAATATATGAAGCATTTCACAATTGCGGAATTATGCCGCTCAAACACAGCAGATCGATTTGGAATTGACAATCGATGCAAAAAAGAACATGTTGCGAACCTCACACAATTGGTGGAACATGTACTGGATCCACTAAGGGAGGCCTATGGGAAACCAATTACAATTAATAGTGGTTTCCGTAGTGAAGCATTGAATCGTAAAATCGGTGGTTCAGCCACCAGCGATCACATGAAAGGAATGGCCGCAGATATCACAGGTGGCAATCCCAACGAAAACCGCCGTTTATTCTACCTCATTCAGGAACTTGGATTACCGTTTGATCAACTCATCGATGAGAAGAATTTTTCTTGGGTCCACGTTAGTTATCGAGGGGCTACCAATCGAAACCAGATTCTGAAACTTTAAGATAGTGTAATCATGAATTTTGTTCATAATATATTGATTGTGTTGTTTATCTTACTCCTGATCGTGGGCTGTCGAAGTTCGCGATCAGGAACCTCACATTCCGATGTCCAAACTACCCACCTCAAAGAAACCCGGAAAGATTCCATAGACTTCAATGCAAAGTTTGCCCGCTACCTGCATGAGCAAGAATCTAACCTCGCCGTCCGGATCGTGGAGTACTTCCCTCCGGAACCTGGTGACACTGCTTCACATGGTCCGGTCAAATCTGTAACCGATATCGATCTATCTTCCAAAAGCAAGTCCGATTCCACAATCAGTCAGAAGCAGTTTATCGCCAGTTCCGATACCACCTCGGAGCAATCTCATGAAATAGTAAAGGCAGAAACGACCTATCAAGTGAAAGCCCAGTCTTGGTACGAGCCCTTCATTCCCTACCTTATTTTAATCCTCCTGGCTACCATTATTTATTACTTCCGTCGCAAAAACTAATCACTTTTTAGCTCAAGCTAAACAAAGCTAAGTAGCTGATAATAAAGAAGATATTACTACGTTGTGTGCGTTAATAGTGTTACCTTAGCTGTACAATAATAAAGGTAAATCATTATGAACGAACAAGTTACAAACATTCTCAATCAGAACATAACGAAGACAGCGAAAATACAACAGCTCCTTCTTTTAGGTTTAACCCGCCGCCAGGTAGCCGACTTGGTAACCAACGGAAACTACGGTTTCGTGCAAAACGTTTACAAAAAAATGCTTGAGGCAGGCACTTTTAACCATCAACCTGCATCTGCAATTCTTTCTGAAATAGACTACACTTTTAACCGCCGCTTCGGCATCGAGATTGAAGCCTATAACTGCGATAAACATCACCTCGCCTGCGAGCTTCGCGAGGCCGGAATCAACGTAGTAGTTGAGGGTTACAACCATGACACGCGCGACCATTGGAAGCTTGTAACAGACGCCAGCCTTAGCGGAAACAACACTTTCGAGTTGGTAAGCCCGATACTGCAAGGAGAGGCCGGACTACAGGAGTTACAAAAAGTTTGCTGGGTACTTGAGTATTGCAATGTAAAAGTGAATAACAGCTGCGGCCTACACATCCACATGGACGCTGCAGACTTTACCATCGAGACTTGGCGCAACTTGGCAATAACCTACCGCCGCCTCGAGCCGGTAATCGACGGATTTATGCCGAGCAACCGCCGCAATAATATCTACTGCAAAACTCTTTCCAATATATCTGAAAGTCGCATTCGGGAGGCCCAAAACATCACACAGCTACGCTCAGTCTTTGGAAACGCCCGCTACCACAAGCTGAACCTCGAAGCCTACGCCCGCCACCGCACAGTTGAATTTCGCCAACATGGCGGTACCACCAACTTCACAAAAATGGAGAATTGGATACGCTTTGCCGCAAACATGATTACCTTTGCACAACAAGGCATGGTTAACGCAGGATGCCAACTATCAAGCATTCCTTTTTTAACCGCTGACCAAAAAATATTTTTCAAACTCAGAACTAAAAAGTTAGCATAATAATGACAATAACCTACATTTTGCAGGACGGCGGTAAAATTACCGCCACCTGCGCCGCCGATTTTGTAACCAAGTTACGCGAAAGCAGCCGCTTCGATAGTGAATGTACCGACCAGGAATACATGTACCATTTTACCGACCGATTTCACGATCAGACCGGCCATGTGATCCGAGCCGATTCCCCAGAACACTTTTTGGAGGATTTGTCTACTTATGGTTACGTAAATGTTAAATAATCAATCTAATAACATTTTTGTTATTGAATTAATTGGATGCTAATAATAAAAATGTTATTTTTGCATTGTCATTAAGACAAGAGATCTCAATGAGTAATGACAAAGAGCTAAAGGCTCGGATAAAAGAGCTGGAAGAAGACCTGCAATTTTATCTCCGCAGACATCATCAACTGTCTTCAAGAAGCAGGAACATGAAAGCGGTGGTTGAAGCAGAAATCAAACGACTCGAAGAGGAAATCAAGAGTTTGGGTGGTAAGCTGTATTGACCAGAAGGAAAACCGCCCTTGTTGGCCACAAGGGCGGGATTCCTTTCGTTGGACTTAAAACTTTGTTATATGGATAAAACTGAACGTTTTTTTGAGTTGAAAGAGCTTTGGAAAAAAAGTGATGAAGCCCATCGTGTTGAAATTGACAAAGAAATTTCGGAATTGCTGGAATCAATGGATACAGAAGATGATGAAAGGCTTTTGGAAGGCGTCAAACAAGACTTTGCAAATATCCACAATAAATTAGAGGATGTTCGGCAAGAAGTATTGCGTGATAAAATGAAAGAAGTATTGCCAGCAATATCCGTCTCATACATTGCCCGTAAATACTTCGGTAAATCCTCTTCTTGGTTTTATCAACGCCTCAATGGTAACAAAGTAAATGGCAAAGAAGCTACTTTTACTCCTAATGAATTGAGTACATTGTCTGCTGCATTAAATGATATAGGAAAGAAATTAAGCGCTATGAGTGCTGTATTGTAACAATGCATCCTGGAAAGGAGCATCGTTTTTAAAAACACCAAAATTTGAGGGTAAAGTTCGTATAAAGAACGCTGAGTATTTATTGAATACTATTATTTTCCCTCTGATTAGAAGGCTTCCACGAGTTGGAGGCCTTTTTTATTTGTTGTTGGAAATAAATCTATTATCTTTGTAAAAATTAACGGCGGCAACGTATAAGCGGCTAATAAGCAAAAATCAAAAAAATGAAACACTTTTTTTTAATAGGTGAAGAGTTATCCTCTCTCCGTAAAAATGAAAAATTATCTATCAAAGAGCTTTCTGAAAAAAGTGGATTATCTGAAACTCATCTTGAAAGAATTGAAACAGACAGATATCCACTTAGAGTAAAAGAACTATTGACGTTACTTTATTGTATGGGATATGAATTATCATTTACCAAAAAAGTGCTTATCAATGATGAAGAAAAAGTTAATTTAGAGTATTTCAATAGGAATATTTCATATACTCCACTCCCTAAAAGACTCGTGTATTTATTAAACCAAAACCAAATATATACTTTAGGAGAGTTATTGGAAGCTCGAAAAACATCTGTAAAACTTTTAACGATAAAAGGTATCGGAAGAAAGTTCATGACTCTTATTGATGATGTCTTAGAGGAGTATAAACTCATAGAATTCTTAAAGGTATAACAAAATAAAGAGGTATTCCTCTAAGGAATGCCTCTTTTGTTTTTGTCAATATAGATATATAACTTTATTATAGGTATTATATCGTTTATAGCAGGACTCCTACTATCAACCCCAGCAAGAAACATACTAAGACAATGGCTGGTAAGCGATCAATAGATGTTTGTAGAGCAAATATGTATTCGTATAAGGTCGAAATTTGCTTCTCAAGTTTTATAATTTTCATTTCGTCTTTCATAACTAACTGATTTTGATACAAAAATAGAAATTAAAATTGAAATATAATGAAATATAATATTTGGAACTCTTTCATAGAGTCAGAAAAAAGTAAAGGCAAGCACAATTTGCAATTTCATTTATCTCGAGAGGATAAATGTAATATCTGTAGTGATTTATGTGCATATAAAACTACGATTAATGGAAAATTATATTTTATACAGTACATCGAAGGAAAAATACACTGGATTCACTATAAAAAGTGCTGGGATTCCGAGGTTTATCAATATATTTATGGAAGACTTAAATCTATAGCTATTGAGTGCAATTACAAGCAGTATTATAGCATTCTGTTGCAGTCAGCTACTCGAATAACTTGGAAAGAAATGGAAGAGTTATGCCCCAATATTGAGCTAAGCGATAATGACAGACGTTGCCTTTTGATACAGATTGATCCCAATCATGCAAAAGATATTATTTATGAAGAACTTAAGTGTAAAATACAAGAGTGGGGATTCAACTTCGTAGAAGATAAATTGGAAAGTGGTAGTCAATATAAAGGGCTACATTATAAACGCATAGCTGATAATGAGTATTTAGTTTTCAATACAGCTGCTTATTATCCCAAAATGCATATTTACGCCTTAGACTTATGGAGGTGCTACTATCACAATGAAAAGGAAATAGGGAAAAAAAATCCTACATCAATAGTAAAGATGGCACTCAGTTTTCAAATAGATCGTGACTATCATTTAATTAAAGAATATGTTGAATCTAAATAAATATGTAATGAGAAAAGTACTATTTATCTTTGTGCTGATAAGTTTGGCCTTGTCCGCTCATGCACAACTACGCACTGTTTATTGTGAAATGGTAGGTACAGCCGCCTTTTCTGGAAGTAGCATAAAAATTTCTTTTGATTTTGGAAGCCAGGGTTATTATTATAGAGCTTCGAGTGATAATCAAATGGTGGATGATAATGGTAAGATTATGCCTTTTTCATCAATGATTGATGCTCTAAACTTTATGGCAGATCGTGGCTGGAAACTTCATACGGCTTTTTCTGCAGCTGTGAAAGGCCAGGGCGGTGCCGAAACTTACCGGTATATATTATTTAAAGAAATCGGTAACGGTGAGTCCATTATGGATGGAATAAGGCTTCTTGGTGAATATAAGCAAGAACGGAAAGAAGAGAAGGAACGAAAACAAGCAGCGGAAGAAGAAAAAAAAGGCACTTGGGATGATGTCTATAAATAATAAGAAAAGCGGAGCCTAAAAACTCCGCTTTTCTTATGTCTGTCTCTGTCGATTTTAATCATCTTCACTGAATAATGATCGCATGCCAGTGACCGCTTCTGATGTTAGCGATTTACGTACCGCTTTTTCATGTTTCAAAGCTCTATCAAGTTCCAAGTATCGTTCAAAATCTTCGCCTGTTTTCTGGGGCTTGTCTTTCAACTCATCCAGCTCTTTCTGAAATTTCAAAGTACGCTCAAATGATTGCTCACGTTGAACATGTTTTCCGAAAAGGAGGTTTTCAATAGTGGAATAGACCCATACTTCAAAATCTGGGGACAGCCATGCCGCAAACTTGAGTGCTAAGATGCGGTGCATCCATGTGCCACTTTTTTGCCGGGGGTTGACCAAATCGCTCTCCGAATTGATGCCTAAATAATCGGAATTCCGATTATTTAGACACGCTCTAATGAAATTTTTCGTTGAGTCATTTTCCATGAAATGCCCAACATTTTTCCCGAACGGCTTTGCCATTTCAGTAGCATTAATCATCATACCATTGTTTTTTTCCAATGCAAAAGTGATTGGATTTTCTTCAAATACACAAATTTTTGTTTCCATTTTAGATAATGTTTGGATTAATAAAAAGTAAAACAGGTGCAAATATAATATAAATAATTGACAATCAAATAGTTATACTTGATATTTTAAAATAAATAGTAAAAATATAGTGTTTTATTTTGCTGATTGTGATGTGATATTGAAAGTTTTTATGCTTTCTTTTTGCACTTCCAAAATAAATTCCCATATTTGCAGTGCCAAATAACTCACAGTGAATCTGTGCCGATGAGCTCCGGTTAGATGCTCAATACGAAATTGGGCTATTTTTATGTCCATAGGTCTGAATTTTCAGATTAATATACGAAATTGTAGAAGTAACCTTAAGGTTTACGAATACGGCTGTCTTTTCCTGTCATTTTATAATGCTCTTCGGGGATTATACTGTGAGTTGTTTGGCGACACGGGAAACTGGCAGCCGTTCTTGCATCTATTTGGGTGCAAGAAAACTTGCCAGTAACAGCCAAACAATTCACAGTATATGAAAACTTTAACCCAAGGCACGTCTTCCGTGTCTGTATCCCGCTCAACGCAGGATTGTAACACGCTCCAAGAGCGTTATTACCGCAGTCTATGTGACTGCGAAGTTAAAACCACTTCCGACCGTTGGTACATTGCTACCATTGCCAGCATCTGCGCTACATTTATCTGTTTACCCTGCATCTTAGTTGTAGTTTATTGCTACCTTATGGCGCAAAAATCAAAGAGAGGAGGTTCCAAATGATGTTCTTCATCCACCATGTGCAAACCTATTCCAACGTCAACAAAAAGGGGCGGGAAATGTGCGAGTTTGCGAAAGCTTTCGATCGTCTGTTGATCACTGATCAATGTGCTCTGGACTCTTTGAAGTGTTCCTTTGAAGCAAAAGTCAATGAACTCAATCAGAAGTACCCCAAAACAAAAGCTATTACCTTTAGTGCCGGTGTCTTCGATTCACAAGATGGTCAGTTCAGTGTAAGGGTAGGCAACGATGACAATCAGTCTGTTTGCTTCATCTCTTACGCTTCAGTGCGTGGTTATTATAGCTTTGGCGAAGGAATGCTCAAAACTCAAACTCTTGTAACTCCAGGTGTCTGCCGTATTTGCGGATGCACTGAAAATGATCCATGCTTTCATCCCGATCATGGAACCTGTTGGTGGGCCGATGAGTCTCAGACCATCTGTTCCCATTGTGCGGATCCGGAGATATCAGCTGATCCTGCCACTGAGCATTGCATTAATTCGAAAGGAGGTAAGCAATGACTACCAATGAGGACAATAAACTCTATCCTATTAATATTGATGGAGCACAAATCTCTTCTTCTTCCATTGAGTCCATCAAGTTCATGCAAGACCAGAACTATGTTTGTGCTATGATATCCAATGTCGATGAAGTAATTGATATTATATTGGAAGAAACATTTCCATATGGTAAAGATGCCGATACTCAACGTCTACATATCGTTCGCAATCTCCGTGAAATTAGTCGCCATTTATCAACCTTTAAATTAGATAACGATGAAAAATAAAGAACAAACTATCACAGATATTAGTATTCACGTTGCAGCCTTGTCTGCATCATTCAAGCCGGCGCCCGATGCCCGTCATACGACTCATTGGTTTACCACCGATGAAGTCTTCGACGCCATCCGTCGCATTGATCCGGGTGCTCAGATCACCAAGGATCAAGTTCATCAAGCCATGCACGATGCCGGCTACCGGTACCAGAACCGGCCCGGATCCGCAGGCTTAGACTTCCGCTGGATGCTCCAGGCGAAAGAAATATAGTAGAGAGAATCCCGGGAAACTATAACCGCATTAGTTACACAAAAGATACCAAGTTTCCCGGGGTTATCTTGCTTATGTCGAATAAATTGTCTATTTTTGGATAAAGAAAAATTGCTAATATGTTATATCTCGTTTACATAGTGATTGTATTGCTTCTGATGCCGATGATTTCCATTCATTCATCGGTTGATAAACTCTTCTACATTATCTTGTCGTTGGCTCTCCCCATCGTCGGTATCTTTATTTATTGGATTATTTTCCGCCGATAACTGTCCTTTTTCTATTCTCTTTTCCGCCTTACTTTCGCTGTAAATAAGCAGCGAATATGATTACAGACGAACTTATTAGAACCCAATTTGTCAATGATGTCATGTCTCGTGGCATTAGCAAGATATACGAAACACAAGAAAATGTAGTTCGTACATATCTCCATACCCGTTCGGGTAATCTTTTGGCTCACCTCGCGCGCCGCCCGTTTACTTCACAGTCTTCCGACTCCAAACAAGTCTACTACATGCGCATCTTTCCCTACCTTCGTTTCTTGGATATCAACTACCGTCGTGGTAAGGATCGTATATCTCGGCATATCCGGAGCAATCTGGCTATCTACAATCGTGTTGTATGGGGAGTACTTTATCATGAGACTTTCCCAGAAATCCAGTATGGATTTACCGAAGAAATCCGCAACTCTATCCGTAAGAAACTGGAAGAATCACTCCAGAATGAACAATCTAACAGTTAATTGATATGGCAAAAAAGCACCTATCTGAAGACGAAATCAAATACATCATTTCTGCCGAAACAGATAAGGCACAAAAGGAAATTTATGCTCTTTCTAAGGCAACAAAGGACCTCAAACAGCAACAACGTGAACGCCTTAAGTCCATGATTGAACTTGAATCCAAAGGCAAAAAAGAGAGCGATACTTATAAGAAATTGGCAGCAGAGTACAAGGCCTACGGCAAACAGATATCCGACAATAACAAGCGGATGGGCGAACTCACCCGCAAGCTCGATGTCAACGTCCTCTCGATGGCGCAACTCAAGAAACAATCCCGGGACCTGCATCGAGAACTGGACAATGTATCCAAGGCATTGGATCCGGAACACTATGCACTCTTGGAGAGCCAGATCAAAAAAGTCGATGAGCGTATGAATGAGCTCAAGGTCAGTGCCAAAAGTCTGCGTGAAATATCCACTTCCGAAACGGCTTTAGCGGCCATGTCAGGCATCGTATTTGCCAAGTTGGCCGAGAAGGCTGGAGAATACATTCAGAAGATGAAAGAAGTTATTGCGGAAGGTATTGAAATGGCCGAGTCTGCCGATGGTGTGAAGAAGGCTTTCGATGCGCTCGATGACGGGACTATCCTCAATAACTTACGTAAAGCTACCAAGGGAACTGTCACCGATCTTGATCTTATGAAGGCTACTGTACAGGCTAACGACTTCCGGATCCCGCTTGAGGACCTTGGCAAATATCTGCAGTTTGCCCAGCTCAAGGCACAGCAAACGGGCCAGTCCGTTGACTATATGACCAACTCCATTGTTACAGGTTTAGGGCGTAAGTCCGTCATGATCTTGGATAACCTTGGCTTATCTGCCGCCGAAATCAATGAGCAAATGTCTCAGACAGGCGATTTCATGTCAGCAGTTGCAGCTATTGTTGATAAACAGCTTGCAGCTGCAGGAGATAATTATGTATCTTCTGCCGATCGCGCTCAGGCAGCCACTGTTCGTTTTCAAAATGCACAACTTGAACTTGGTGAAACCTTGCTGCCAATCAAAGAAAAATGGGATGAATTCTATTCCGGTGCATCAGTTTCCACAATGGAACTCATCGGCTGGATCGTTAAACATCGCAAGGCCCTTATTCTCTTGGTAACGGCCTACACCTCCTATATAGCGACACAGAAACTTGCGACAATATGGAATGCCAAACATGCACAAAGTACACTTAAGTCGGTTGCTGCCGAGAAGCTCCACGCATTGCAACTTGGTTTATCCAAAAAAGCATTTCTGGCCAAGTTAATCGTTTTAGACCTTTACAGAGGACGATGCAATTTAGCTACTGCAGCTACTGAAATGTTTAATCTTGTGCTCAAGGCTTCACCACTCGGAATTGTTACGACATTAATAACCACCGCTGCCGCTGCTTTCATGCTCTTTGGCAATCGAACAGATAAGGTCAATACCTCTGTCGAAAGTCTTAATAAACGCCTTCTCAGCGAGCGGACTGAACTGAACAATATATTCAACGAACTCGAGAAAACCAACCCAAGCACCAACGAACGCATCGAGCTTGTAAAAGAACTCAATGGCAAGTATCCGGGCCTTTTGGCAAACTATAACCTCGAAAAAGCCTCCCTCAAAGACATAACGAAGGCTCAAAATGAAGCCAACGCAGCCCTTACCAACCGCATTGCCACCGAAATGAAAGCTCAAACAACGGCTGACTATGTGCAAAAAAATATATCTATTCAGATGGACAGAATAGAATACCTCATGTCCGAAGCTTCACGTCAGATAGGGAAAGATGTATATTCAAAGTTTAGCGGATCAATAGAAAAGGTACTCAATGATTCTAAAACCGATTTATCTGACTTTTGGAATACGTTCGGGAAATACTTCAGTTCAAACCTCGGAAGTGATGCAATGACCAAATTCCGAGACCAGTTTCTCGCTCTTCGAATTGATCAGCGAAACCTTGCTACCGGTGTTGATGAGATCAATCGTAAGTATGAACCCTATATAAAGGCAATCAAAACCACGGTAAGCCTCTCCGATGAAGAAATCAAAAAACAAGTTGAATCCACCTCAATCATTAAAAAGCTGGAGAAGCAAAAAGAAAAGGTGCAAAATACCTGGAAGGAAGATACCAAAGAAAATATTATCTTGAAGAACAAAGAGATAGAACGCTTGGATGAAGAAATCAAAAAATATAAGGAACTCGGTTCCGCAAAATTGGCTGCTGATGCCAAAAAGAAAGCTGATACTGCAGCTGAAAAAGCTCGAACAACAGCCGAAAAAGAGCAAAAGGCCAAAATATCTACCGAACAGGCCGCTGTGAAATCCCTCGAAGCTCTCCGCGAAGAAGACTTGCAGAATCAGCAGAAGACGTACAACGATTCTCTGGCTGCTCTGAACTCGGCCCAGTCCACCGGTAAACTCACCAAGCAGCAGTACGAAATGATGCTGTTGGAGCTGAACAAACAGAATGCCGACGCCCGTCTCAAGATTGAGCAGTCCTATTATTCTGATGCCCAATCGATGGCCCTTACTGATGCCAACACCAAAGAAGACATCGTCCGAAAATCCAATCAGCGTGTTATCAATGCTGAAAAAGAAGCCAATGTTACTCGTGCTGCTCTGCAGACCCAGTTGAATGAACTTATCAAAAGTTTTAAGGATCAATTCAAACTGACTACTGTCGATGAAGATTATGCGATGCAACTTGAGGTGCTCAAGGCATCCTATCAGGCCCGGAAGGAAATGGCCGAAGAGAATAACCTCGATACCACTGAGCTTGACAAAGCCTACTATCGTGCCAAGGAGCAACTCGAATCCGAATATCAGCAACGTCTCCTGGCTATTCGCAATCAATACGGGCTCACAACTCAGCAGGAACGTCATAATGCAGAGTTAGAGCAATTGAAGATCGCACGTGCTCAACAACTACTCACTGAAGAAGAATACGAACAGGCTGTCCAAAATCTCAAGCGAGACAGTTATAAAAAACAGTTTGATTATTATGCGGATCTATTCTCCAATGCTATTCAGTCTTTACAACAAGCTGAAATGGATCAGATCGACGCCAAATACGACGCTGAAATAGAAGCAGCCAAGGGTGATGCCGATGAAGTTGAACGCCTGGAGAATGAAAAGGCTCAGAAGAAACTCGATATCCAGAAAAAGTATGCTGATGTCAATTTTGCAATTAAAGCCTCTCAGATCATTGCCGATACAGCTGTAGCCATAATGAAAGCACTTGGTGAACTTGGACCAATTGCTGGTCCTATTTTTGCAACTTTGATGGGAGTTACTGGTGCTGCTCAATTAGCCAGTGCCAAAGCCGAACGCGATAAGGTCAAGAATATGACTCTCTCCGGAAGTACATCTTCCGGAGCTTCCACCGGTGCCCGCGTCGCCACCGGTCGTCAGGAAGGTGGTAAAATAGATGTCCGTCGTGCCCAGGACGGCAAACTCTTTCCGGATACGGATTATGATCCGGATGCTCGTGGTTTCATAGATCATCCTACCGTTATAGTAGGAGAGGGGCCTGCCGGCCAATCAAAGGAATGGGTAGCCAGCAATGCTGCCGTCGAAAATCCCACTGTAGCACCTATCCTGGATATCCTGGATAAATCCCAGCAAGCCGGCAACATCCGCACACTCGATCTTAACCAGGCCATTCGTGCCCGCATGGCCGGTTATGCTTCCGGCGGATCAATAAGTAAGACGTCTTCAACTCCGGATCCGACACCTGCTGGCAACTCAGGCACTGCACTGCCGCCAGAACTCATGGAGAAGTTGGCTCGTTCCATCATCCATCTTGATGAGTATGGAGTACCGGCTTCAGTTGTTCTTTCCGACATCGAGCGGAAGACAGAACTTCGCAATCGTTCTCGTTCCATTGGATCCAAAAAACAAGCATCATGAAAATAGTCAATACTAAAGCTGGTCAAGCCTATCACCTCACTCCTGGCACTCAACTTGAAATCGAACGCCCTAACCTCTTTTTCAATGAATGGGGTGAACAATCCTTGCCAACTGATCTTCCGGATACGGACTTGAACCGTCAGCTTACCAATTATCCCGATTGTATGGCCAACAAGAACAAACCTTCAGCCAACATCGACTGTAGCATCCAGGATGGAGATTACTTCATGCCCTGCCGGCAAGCCATTTTATCAGCAAAACGCTATGAGAAGATTTCTACTTCCTTCTACATGAATGAAGGCTCTTTTCTTGCCAGGATATCAGACGTTGCTCTAACCGATATCTTTGGCGATGAAGTTATTCCAGGAATCACTACTGTACAGCAAGGAATTGACTTCTGTTGGTCCCTTCGCGATAATTCCCATCCTGATTATGCTATTTTCCCAATAACAGTCAACTTGGATGGCGATCGTCGATATGTCAACCGCATCAACTATATGAATGCTGAAGGAACTTGTATAGCCAGTAATGCAGGCCAAGGGAGCTATCGTTTTTACAATTCTTTCGAACGAAAAGAAACCGTCAATAATCGTATTATTAAGCTTGAGCCAGGTTATTACATTTCACCATTCATTCGTGCTGCATACCTGTTGCGGCGTATCTTCACTTACTTCGGTTATACCTTGCTCGATCATTTTCTTACCACGAGTGAACCTTTCAGTAAGATGGTCTTCATCAATAACACCATAGACTCTTTAGTTAATGGCACTATAAGGCTTTCGCACCTGGTTCCCGATTGTATGGCCAACACCATTCTTGATGTGTATCGCAAAAAGTTTTGCTGTGAGTTTATACCTGATGAAGTCGCACGTACTGTACGAATAGAATTGTTCAACGACATCATAGATTCAAAGCCAACAGTCGATTTAACACCCTACCTTGCATCCCAACCAGAGGAATCTTTTCCCGGCTATCAACAGCTCAAACTCTCTTCAGAAACTGTTATTACAGAAGGCAATACCTACGATGCTACATACGAACTGGAGGCAAAATATCCTGAGGCCTGGTACAAAGAGGCTGATGGTAGCTATTGTCGTACAGGATATGCAGATAGTACTATTGAAGAAAGGCTTTCCGATGGTAATATACCCTATTATGCCGGCGGTCCTCTCAAGGCCTATGAAGTTAAAGTACCGGACTGTGTTTTTTGTTTATCATATCTTGCCTTTCCAGGTCTGCCAACAACCAACAGGGGCAACATGAAAAGAGGAGAAACAGCACCTTATATTGGTGATGGCCGCACACTCAATTCAACGATTGATGGTGTCCCTGTAGAAAGCTCCGTTGAAGACGCTACAGCATCAGATGATGATGTTGTAGCGAACAATCCGGATCAGAAACCGATCTTAGCTTTCGTGCAATATAGTTCTAATTATGCGATCGGGACCAATCATGATTTATTGGGTAAATGGGGATATTCCCTGTTATACAATGGCCCTATTGGAATTTTTGAGAAATTCTATCGGAAGTTCGATAACATGCTTCGGAACTCTATGCATAAGGTTTCTGCTGATCTATTGCTCCCAAACTCTCTGAAAAACTCTCTGCAGGTTCATCACAAAGTTTCTCTCCAGGGAGTTGAATTACTTTTCAATATCTTTAAATACACCATTGGTGGTAAATCGGAACCGGTTACATCCGAACTGATGACAACTTCACTCTATGAGCCATTGTCCTTAGCCAAAGCTGAATCTGAACGTATGGTCCGGAACACAGAATACAAATGGATGATTGTTTCTTCTACTACAGAAGTCAGTGAAGATGAATATGTTGCTGCCGGGTATACTATCAGTGAAGATAAAAGAAATCAGAATACAATTCCGGCCATTTATCCTTTACCACCAACCAAGGCTATTTACGATGCTGGAGGTACTTATTATCATCGTTCTTATTATATATATTATACAAGTCGAACAGGTGGAAAAGTTTATTATCGCATAGATTTATCCCTGCGTCCAGCGTTATTCTCAGAAAAGGATCCCAATGAACGTCCTTCACGCCCAACGACAACTCCTACTTGATTTGTCCTTTAATTAACCCCTCTCTATCTCTAATTTTGGCATAAAAAGAAATCAATATGACTATACTGCAGCAACCTGATGCTTTATCGCTATCTCAGAATCTAAAGGAATTCCACATCTCTTCAGATGTCCAGGTTTCCTTTATTCTGAAACAAGGTGGTGTGGAAATCTTATCTCAGCGTTACGATCCTTCCGCAGATGGACATATCACAATAAACCTGCGTGATATCGTCCATGCCCGGCTATCTTACCAGCTGATCGAATCAGGACAAGTATATGAGCAATCCTCACTTGCCTCAGATTTTACAGCCATGATTAATGACACTACATTAACCTTCCGTGTCATCCGCTCCGGTATTGACCGCCTGGCCGATTCTGCTGCCAATTTCCTCACGCAGAATTTCCTCACATGGCAGCCATCAATAAAGCCGGTTACCTATTATTCTCCGGAGTTCCTGACTTACTATGCCACAATACCTTGTGTGGCAAAGCTTCGCGCATACTTCACCGATACTTCCGGATCCGTGATATCACAAACCGACTACACAGTTGCTGAAATGGTTGCCGGCATCGCATACACTATACCTCTGCAGTATTCTGTAGTTGCCGGTTGGCTTGACCATAAATTGCCAGCCTATTATGATATATGGGTTGAAAACCTAACCGGTCAGCGTCTCACATACATACAGCGTTATTATGCTGAAGACATGCGTACCGAGCAAGAGCAGTGGATCCTCTTCGAAAATTCCCTCGGAGGTCTTGACACCTTCCGTGCCTACGGTACTACAACATTCAGCGGTGAGCATACACATAACCTGGCAGAAATTGACGAAATTTCTCAAGAGTACCGTGTCGATACCGAACGAAAGTTTCAAAAAAACACCGGCCATTTGAATCAGGATGAGCGCAAGTGGTTACTTGACTTTTTCCCCTCCCAGGCTAAGTATCTTTATGCCGGTAACTACCTGCGTCAGATTGTCGTAACAGAAAGCAATGTCAGCTACACTGACCGTGCTCTTCCTTCCAATTACACATTTACATTCAAATATGCTGATGCCCGTCCCTTATTAAACCTCCCCAGAACCGATATTCCAGCAGATGTTCTCAGCATCACTGTTCCTGAAGTCGGTTCTTTTACAGTGCCCCCTCGGCTTGCTGAATTTCCTCGCCTTCCACTTTCCGAGGGGGCACTCTTTCCAATTCAAAACCCATACTCCGAAGAATGGGGTATCACGACCGCTGAAGCTTTTGCCACTTTCGTTGGTCAACAGCTTGCAGAGTTTGCCGGATCCGGAGGTGGTATTGGCCACCAGCACCGGAATATCGACCTCTTGAACCTTCTTAGCTACGTCGCAGAATATCTGTTAGTCAACAATAAGAAGATCAAAGCCGGTTATGCTGATATAGCAGGTGATATCGAAGGTGATAAGTACATACACAAAGATCGAGTTGATCGTACCGATTATCTGCTACAATTTGGTGAGTTTATCGACTCGCTAATTGCCGGTAAAGGAGCTGGCATATATCCTGATGGACGTGCGCAATTTAACAGCTTGGAGATTCGGGACTCATTGACAGTTTTGCCTTATCATAAACGAAATTCATGCTATGGCCGGGGATTTCTCTTTCTCTGATTGTGGCGCCATTGAAAAGGTTGAATTGTTGGACGATGGCACTTATCGGCTTACTATGGAGAAACGCACAGATACAGATTGGACCACATTAGAGGAAAACGACGTATTATGTTCTATCGTTAATTCGCTGTTGATCGGAGGTACCGACTACTATACTTCTTGGTTCAGACCAGTATCGAAAAACCGCAATGATAATACTTTGACTGTAGTTCTTTATCCCGACAGCGAAGTACCGGGCGGCAAGAACTACCCACCGGTTGAAGGGTATAATGTAACTCGTAAAGGTAATGCGAAAGTTCCGGATGCTGGTGAAGCTCCGAACGAGCGTGCTCAAAGCTGGCTGATATCTTCCCGTGAAGGCAGGATCATGTTTTTGCAGAATGTGTTTAAGCCGATACTCGAAGACTACAACTATGCACTTACCCTTGGGCGTTTCCCCAATGTGAAGATGATAGAGAAGCTTCCTATCGGCTCTACTGACGTCGGTGTAATGTCGAAGATAGGTGTTTTTGAGAAAATCTATGAAGCCGACTGGAACGGAACGATTATTCCTAAAAAAGTGGATCGAGGTGAATGGTCTTTGGAAACCGCCCAGGGAGATGAACCTTACCGATTTGTAGACTATGAAACTCTTTTAGAGAATCAGAAGGTAATAACTACACTGGAACAGCATACTGCTTATCATTATGGCTGTAAATGGGGATGCCTGATTGATAAAACGACTGAAGAACCTAAATGGAACTCCGCTGGTTGGGTATTGCTCGAAGGGGATAAGAACTATTACCTAGAGTTTACTTCTACTGCCGGTTGGCAGTTCTTCAAAAACGGTGTGAATACCGATATTGCTGCCGTTGTGAGTTATGGTAACCGTGATATCACCAATGTCCTTATGGCTACTATCGGTGTCGAAGTGGAGTGGTTACGGGATACCGGGAATATCCCTGCCGATAACAGTTGGAAGCCTGTCTATGTGGACGGACAGAAGCATGTTATCCGACTGACTTCCGTTGACATGGGGAGCGAATGGGGGCTTTCAGTTAGAACGGTGAAGTTCATCTGCCGGGTATTCATCCCGGTGGGCGAAGATATTGAGACAGTAGAAAATTATGTTGGATTTAGAATTTGAAAGTTATGGGATTAGAAAAAGTTTTTCCTTGCCTTGTTGAATACCGGTACAAGTTCTTGGGACTTATACCGTGCCGTAGAATGACAATTGTTATTCAGAGAGTCGGTGGTAAGAGCCTTGAGGAGTTGGTAACAGAAAAAACAGGGCATAAGAAAATAACTATAATAGACACTTATTAAAATGGCTATACAAACCCAACCCAAAGACGTACAGGTACATATTGATCCTTATTCTTTCCTTGCGGAGATACAGGTTCTATCCGGTAATCCTGTGCAAAACTATAACAAGGATACGAACGACTATGAACCGGATCGCTCGCTTATCCCTTGCGTACTCATGCCTTACATTTCGGTTCAGGACCCTGAGAGACTGATGAACGGTAGCCAAGCGATTACCGGTGCCGAATGGTATGAAGGTGCTCCAAAGGCAGACGGTAGCAATCGTATCGTAAATAACGATGATTATGTCGTGTCCGCAACAGGCAAACCTACTTATTCTTTGACGGTGAAAAAGAATGTGGACTACAACAGTCCAATAGAGCTACACTGCATATTCTCGATTACCGATAAGCGAAAGAATACTCAGGAAAAGTTTGAGCGTAGCACTGTACTCCGGACGAGTATTTTTGACTCAAACAATTATTCGCTGAAGATCAACCGGCCAAAAGGATGGACTATAAACCCGCTCGAAGTAATACCGAATAGTAAAGGAGAATGGCTTTATTCGATCACAGCTCAGGTGTATTCTGGTGAAGATATAGTATCTGATGCCAACGCAGCTTATTGGTGGCAGGTTCTTGACGGTACGACGTGGAGAGACTTTTCAGAAGATGAGTTAGATGTATTCGTTTCTGGTAAAAACGCCAATGGTACCTGGGGGAAAACTCTTACACTGGATGCCCGGTTCTTCAGGAATATTTCAGTCCGTGTTCGTGGTGCTTACTATAGCGGTATGCGTCCATCTTCTCCGACTTCGGACGAGATGCAGGCGACGACTTCCATCAAAGTGGAGATGCCGGGGACATTGCGTGCCGACATTCGGCAGACGAAAGGCATTAAGATCAACTCTCGCATGAATACCACTGTAGGTTACGAGTGTATATTGTCGTATAACAAGCAACTGATTGACAGTAGCAAGGATAGTCTATTTGTGATTGACTGGTATGCAAAATCCGCCAAGGCTGGTAGTACAGCAAAAAATGTTGGTCGTGGAAGAACGGTGGAGTTTATCCCTTCGACCTATTCGTTTGATCCTTTATATCCCATATCGATATATGCTGCTGTGAAAATGTATGCGGTAACGGCATTGGTGACTACAAGCGATAATAAAGTCCTGACTACAAGTGACGGCAAATTGATTATAATATCTAAATATGAATAGCTTATGAATTATCTGTTAGTGAAACCTGAAGAACTGGACGGGCAGGGTTACGATTACAAGTATGCGGAACGTATTCCGGACGGCCGTGTAATCCTGCCGCTCAGTGCTTTGAAGGTGCTTTCCAATTTCAGCCCTGAAATCCTTTCGGATGACAAGTTGAAAGTGCTAATAAAAGAGCAAAAGGAGAGCGGCCTTTATGATCCTCCCCAAGAAGATGAGGGCAACAATAGTGAAGAACCGGTAACTGGTGAAAGTAGTAGTGATAGTGAATCTCCGGAAGAAGATATCACTACTGAAGAATCGGCCGAAAACCCAGTTGAACAGGAAGGGGGTGAGGTATGAATCTTGAAGGAAGTTTTACACTTATTGCTTTAATGGATGGTACTACCATCAACGGAACACTTCGTGTAGAAGGCACTCCGCTTGTACAGAGGTATAATAAAGGGACGGTTGTTTTTATACCGGACTTTACTGCACTACCCGAAAACGGCCGTCCGACTGTCGTTGTTATTCTGCGTGATATTTCTAACGGTAGCATTCTTGTACCCAATACGATTGAGTATCGTTACAATGACTTGTTACTGACATTTGACAATAACGGTTTGTCTACGAACTCCGGTATGGTCGGTTATTTCAAGAAAATAGACGCTTACAGTACTACCATTGGTGGAGCTACTTATAAGGTACCGGCCCTGCGTGTAATGAAGAATCTTGTACCCATCTCCGGGTATGACAATGACCGGATCACTGTTTCAGGTACTGTTGAAATCTCCGGTTCCTCTATCGGTTTCAATGCGTTGTCCAAGGAGGTTGTCATTCAGGAATCCACCGGCAACCAGTACGATGCCTTGATTTCGAATAACAAGGGGTCTCAGCTTCTTACGGCCGGGGAGTCGTTAACCGATACAGTCCGTATCTTTAAGGATGGCGTTGAAGTCACTGACTACACCGGCTTTACTTTTCAGTGGGTGAAAATGCTTGGAGCAGGTGACACGAACTGGGGTACATCTCGCACTCAAGTGGTTTCTACCAATGATGTGGATAACGTACTTAAATTGCGCTGTGATGTGAAGAAAGACGGCTCATTAGTCGCCTCCGGGTATGATGAAGTGACTGACTTTTCCGATCCATACTATACGATCATCAAGATTACCGGCATTAGCGGTAATACAGTAAAGAAGGGTGAAACGGCAACGGTCACTCCTGTTGCCGCAAAACGTAGCACGGGAGAGGAAGTTCCATCCCTGATTAAGAGTTGGACATTCTCTCTGAAAGACAATGCCGGTGCCGCATTTATTTTGACGGGAAAGGATTCCGCCACATTTACGGGAACCAATGCAAAGATTCCTTTTGAGGACATGGTTCGGGCTAAAATGGGCCTGTCAGGCTCTATTAGCGGGGTTGCATAAATTGTATGATATGATACTAACAGGAACATTCTACTTAATAGCCGAAACGGAACGCCTTTGGATTGGTGTCAATCCTGAGACGGTATCTTTGGATGCTAATAACGTACAGGCTGCACCGTTACAGGTCCGGTTTTGGGCCGGTGAAGGGAGTAATAAGGTGGCTATGTCTGCTTATCTCACGTTCAGGGTTGAAAGTGTTGTAGGGAGTAGTGTCACGAAGTTGTTTGAGGACAAACCTGTTTCAAAGGTCAGTTCTTATGACTACACTATTCCTTCAGATCAGTATGCTACCGCTAACCGTATCAGTATCTATGCTTATGAGGATGCTGCACGGACGAAAGAGATTGATAGCAAGCAGGTGAACATTATTGCCGCCAATCCTACGCCTTTTCCACGCTCGGATGATTGGAACGTGGAAAATGTGTATAAGAACGGAGAGTATCTGAAGCAAGACAATGTGCTGTACATGTGGACCAGCCGCGTTTCTGGAAATACGGAGATTAGCCCGAAGGAATGGATTGAAGCTCATCAAGAGAGTGGACTGTGGACGCCTTATCCTTACGACAAGTTAATTGCGGCCGAGATTGCTCTCCTTAATTTCGCTTTGATAGGCTCGGCTGTATTCCAGGATGAATATATGATATCGCAGCAGGGTGTTGATGCATCGGGCAATCCTACCAATGATTTCCGAAAGTTTGGTACGGAGGATTTTACTCCTAATCTGCTTTTGAATTTTCTCACAGGGTTATTTAAAGGGAACAAAGTTGAACTGACAGGGCAGATTTCTACCGCTTCTGAAGGTAAACGAATCGTTATTGATCCGGTCACTAATAGTATTTCGATGTATGATTTCCTTGGAAATCTTGTTGGAAAGATTAGTTTTTCTACGATAGAAGATTATACTACTCCTGTAATCGAACTATATGATATGACTCCAACTGGTTCTTTGGGTGGCAAGACGACAATTCTGCCTGGTAGTATTACGTTTAGTTCTTTATATTTAGGCGATAATTATACTGTTAATATATCTCCACAACGTATTCTATTTAGAAAAAATAATGTTACAACTAAAGAATATGGCAATAGTTAATTGCTGTATGAAAATTTATAATTACAAAACGAGATTAAAAATTAAATGTTAAATTGGGCTGATTTTCTTGATAGAAAAAACGCCCGTTAAAAATAGCATATATGGAAAAGATATTGATTAGTGATGTAGGTATAGCGGAAGAAATCAGGAAACAGATGAATGTTGCTACTGAAAAAGAAAAAGGGCTTATGTCCAGTATTGATAAAAAGCGTACAAACCAAACCTTACTATATGGTTATTATTACAATGCAATTAAAATTGGGAAATTTACTTCATGGGAAAGAGCCTCCTTTATCGTACATGGAATATATGTACAGGCCCCTTTCTTATTTGTACTGAGTATGTATAATGTGCAAAATGATACGTCAAACGCTCCCAAAATATTCATAACTAATCTAAACTCGAAAATGCCATTTAAAATTTATTGGAAAAAAGAGAATGGTTATCTTGACATATATTTAGTTTCAACGGCTAATTCAGCGACTTCAGATGCCGAAAGTTTCAATATATTAGGTAATAAAACAGTTGAAAGAATGAAGTTAATCGTGGATGATAGTTATACTGAAATAGCCGTTTTATGAATAATAGGGGCATAATGCCCCTATTATTCATGTAACATCAATATACGTTGCTGCATCAACTTCCTCCTGATTGGCAACTGATAAAGGTGTAATGTCATTATAAGGTATAGTAGTATTCAGAATCTTTATATATATAGATGGCGTATATTGCGTGCGTTCCAATATAATTTTGAAAAAACCGGTGTTTTCGTTACTCCATATCTTAAATCGTGGAGTTGTCGGAGCATTCGCCCCACCTATCCGATTTAAAATTATCGCAGGCGCCTTCAAAATATCGACTGATCTATTGATGGCCATATAAAATAGGGTCATCGGTCCGCCACCGAAGGCAGCGAGGCTGATAAGTAAGGAGGTGGATATTGCTGTTGAGGATGCCCCTTCATACACAATTCTCGAAGTTGTGGTTGCGATCATCTTTTCCTTCCTTACATCACTGGCAGGGTTAAGCCCGTTTTTCTCAGTCGTAGCCACGGGAATCACATCTGTTAATTCGTTCACTACATCTGAGTCCTTCAAATAAACTTTTTCCATATATGGTATTTTTAACGGGCATTCTTTATACAGGAAAATTACCCAGCAAAAACACAATAGTCAGTTGAGTAAAAAACTGTGAGTTATATTGCCCGTTAAAAGTAGCAGAGATGATCGAAACAATTAACACCAAAGATTATAATAATGATCTGGAGACAAAAGATAGCCTACATAAAGTGAAGGCAGTAGATGGTTCTGGTAATGATATACTTGTGTCACCTGGTATTGTGGCCAATAGTGGAGGATGTGGAATGTTGAGAGGACCTTTAGAGCAAGACAAATGGTACAGAATAGCGATAGGAGGTTTTGGAAACTCAGCAAATTCAGCAATTATCAATATAGGCAAATACTATAATAATGGTAGCCCTACTTCTCAATTGTTTTATGTAAGTGCAGATGGTTATAGCAATGGGCAAACTGTTATTCAATTGGCAAGAGGAGGAATTAGTAGATCTATAGCAAAGGCGAGAATAATATATCAAGAATCGATACAAGTAAGAGTTATATTGGATATTTATATTGCATCACCGAAGAGCAATGACTTTACTATATCTTACAGCAACAATTTGGGTTTTTCATTCCAACCTCCAGAAGAAGTCAGTGCAGATATTCCAGAGGGCTATTCTGTCAAAGAATTTACGTTTTTAGAATAGGGTGACTTCGGTCGCCTATTTTTATACCATATCTTCCGCCCGTTAAAAGTAGCAGATATGGCGATAGAGACAGTGCAATTATCAGAAGTGATGAAAGACTTTACTCCAGTAACAGATATATCGTATATCTATGGAGAAAAAGAAGGAAATCAAGGGAAAATAGATAAAGTTAATTTAGTAAGTAATCTTGTGGAAAAACGTATTGGGACTACTGTTGATTGTAATTCCATTAAAAGAACCAGTATTATCACCTCGTCTTCGTGGGAAAATGCACCCATTGATCGACTTGCAATATTAGAGACTTTATTTCATTCTAAAGATTGGATTTTACAACGCTTTTCATCCCCTGCAAGCTATTCAATGTTATATGTTCGTTCATTTCATGATGGAGCAACTTGGGGGCCATGGAGAAAAATAGAATTTACTGGTTAAAAACATATTTATAGGGGCGCATAGCCCCTATAAATTACAATCTCATCATTGATAACTGATATAGAATCGGAATTGATCATAAGTCCTATTTTGTATAATAAATTTATTCTCAGCAGTTTTATATACATTTACTTTTCCTGCTGTATCTTTCACGGTTGATAAACTAAATCCAATCCCGCTTATTTCAGAAACGATATTAAGAGCCACCGTTCCAAGAAGTATGATTGAGGAATATCCTTTTTGAGTAGACCATAGAGCTATCATACCATAACTGTAATCAAATTCCATTTCCAAATCTTTATCTAATAATATATATTGTTGATAAGGACTTCTTTCTGTAATAACAGGCATTAATCCTTTTGCCTGCCTTGTTGCTGTAGGCATGCTGTCCCTGATCTGTTCAATCACACTACTGTCTGTTAGCTTCACTTTCTCAACTGCCATACCTTTACACTTTTAACGGGCAAAAGATCTGGAATAATTATAAGCAAAATAAATATGGGTTCAGATTTGGTAAGTGTTATTGACTTCTCATAAAGCAATAAGTTAGCTTGAGTTCTTGATTACGATTGTTTCTCACTGAAAAAGAATACTCACCTCCTGATATGACAGATAACTTATCCTGTACATTACTTAAAAAGGAAAACATACTTCCTGTTTCTGCTATTTTCACATAAGTACATGCATGTAGGAATAGAATACTTGAGCCGGTTGCACTATTTGACAACAAAATAAGACTATACTTAATGTCGAATTTTACTTCTTCATCTGCTGCCAAAGTAATGACACCTTTTATTGTACTATATGCCATACCTGGCGTAGCTAATCCTTTTTCCTCGTTAGTAGCGAGTTGCATTCCTTTTCTGATTTCTTCTGCCACGCTTGCATCAGTAATCTTAATCTTTTCTATTACCATATCTTACACTTTTAACGGGC